CTTGTTGAAGTCTTGAAAGTTCTATTGCAAGAATCTCATCAGAGGTTTCTTTTGCAAGGTCTAACTCATCATCCAGTAGAGCAGCTTTAAGCCTTGCAGCAGCAGCCGCTGCATCAAGTTCTGCTGCTATTCTTTTCTGATCTAGTGCTTTAAGTTCAGCATCTTTCTTTTTCTTATCAGCAACATCTTCTGCCCTCGCTTTTTCCAAAATTTCAAGGAGCCTTGCCTGTCCTGCTTCCGCTAGTTCTATTTGCTCTTCAATATTTGCTGCTTGATTTCTTATAGCCTGAGCATTGATCCTGTCAATCTCACCGCTACCATCATCAAATCCAAACGTGCGACCACTGCCCAGTAGATCAGATTCATTTTGTGCTTGAGCAGTTTCTGCTGCTGCATTTAATTCTAAAACTTTATTTTTAAGATCATTAATATTCTGTGCTGCATCTGCTGCTTTCGTTTCCAACTCTCCAAGAGTCAAGTCTTCAACAGTGGCATCAATCAGCTTCAGAGTTGCATCTATCTCTAAGAGCTTCTGATTTGCCTTCTCAGCTTGGTTATCCGCAAGTAATAGCAATGCCCCACCCAGAGCAATGATCCACCCCACAGGACCAAGGGCAAGCAGTACTGCTGCTCTCAAAGCAGAGACAGCACCTGCCAAACTAAAAGTTGCTGCTCTTGCTATGACTGAAGCTCTAACAAAAGTATTAAGAGCAGTTGCTGCTGCCACAAGAAACCCTGCAATCTTGATAGTAACAAAAGCCCCTAGAGCAAGTGCTGCTGTTTCAACTACGGTTGCAAGGGTTCTGTATAAAACTGCATTCTCATCCAGAGGGTCTAAGCTTCCAGTGAATACCCTGATAACTCCGGTTACCCCATCAACAATATCTCTCAATGTATCTGCAAGCCCACCCTCCCCTAATTGAAGTTGGAATTCTTGGAAAGCAGACCTGAGTTCTTTGACAGCACCAACAAGAGTATCTGATAAAATATCTGCTGTTCTTGCAGCAGTCCCCCCAGAGTCATCAATGGTATCATTGAGTTCCCGCAAATCTGTTACTTGACTTACAATAGACAAGATTGCAGGAGCACCCCTCCTACCAAAGACCTCCAGAGCATCACCCGCACCAATAGAACGAGTGGCAAGGAGTTCCATAATGTCAGTAAGACTATTAGTTGCAGGGTTAACCTGATCGAAAGTCAGACCAACTTGCTCAAGCAGTTTGTTTAATTTGTTGGTGGGTGTACCCAGAGTAGCTAAGACTGCCCTGAGTCCTGTACCCGCAGAGGATGCCTGTATACCTGCATTACCAAGAATGCCAAGAGCAGCAGCAGTTTCCTCTACTGATATTCCAAATGCAGCAGAAACTGGAGCAACCAAACTAAACGCTTCACCCAACTGCTCAACATTGGTGTTTGCATTCTGAGCACTTGCTGCCAAAACATCTGCAACTCTTCCAGCTTCCGTAGCCTCTAAACCAAAACCAGAGATTACATTAGAAGCAATGTCTGCTGCCCTAGCCAGATCAAGACTACCCGCAGCAGCAAGGTTCAGAACCCCCTCAATTGCCCCTATAGCCTCTTCAGCTTCGAACCCTGCCCTACCTAAGAACTGAAGACCTTCAGCAGCCTCAGTAGCAGAGAACACAGTGGTAGCCCCTAAAGACCTTGCTGTTTCTTCTATCCTCTGGAATTGTTCAGGGGTGGTTTCTATTACTGCATTGACACCTGCAAGAGCTTGCTCAAATTGCCCTATGGTTCTGACAGCATCAACAAATAAAACAAGACCACCGAAAGCAGCCAAGGTAGTAAATAGTGTTTTAGCCGCGCCACTTGTTTGAGAAAAGCTTGTAGCTAGATTTCTGTTGGCAGCAGCAGCAGAACTTGATGCAGCAGTGTTTTTTACGACCTGAGTATTAAGTGCTTTTAATTGAGCTTGTAGGCGCACAATCTCCCTACTTGCAGTATCTTGCGCCGTTATAAGGATATCAATTGTAGAAGCCATAATTTTACTCTAAGCTTTTGGCATATTTAGAAAATTGTTTTTGATCAGCATGATGGGCAATACGCAACATCCCCACCTCCTCTGATTGTTCTCGCCTAACTCTACGATGAGCAATGTAATAAAAGGTAACTGCTTGTTTCAGCACATAGGACAGAGCTTGTGTATGACCCTGAGCAAGTAAGTACTCAGCCACATCAGCAAGGAAGTGCTTCCAATCTTGAGACTCCTTCTCAGCAGCTTTCTCAGCTTCCGCTTCCTTCTTGGTTTTTACCCTTGCTCCACTTTTCCCTGTGATTTCGGGATAAGTCCTTTTATCCTTTGTATCAGCTTTCCCAGCGCATCATAATCTGGAACAGTCAAATCCCAACATGCCTCAAACGCCAACAGTTGAGTAGTGAACCCCAGCTTCATAACTGTCTCCCAGCTATCAGGCTCTTCTGCTGCCATAGCAATAACCTTTGCCATGAACTCAGGGTAAGAATCTTGTAGGGTGGCTATGTCAACCTCCCCCTCCATTAATTTCTCAATGGGTTCTTTATACTCCGCAAGCAACTGCCCTAAATCTGTGAGAGTCAATCCCCGCACATCAAAGGATTGTTCCTCATCCACCTCTATCTTTCTGGTGGTTACAATAATATCTTTCAACATGGTCTCAGTCTCGTGGTGCAAAAATTAAAGGGGGGAATTGCAACCCCCCGCTATTATTTGATACTAAGTGCAAACTTAGTTGGTAGTGATCTGCCTTACAGTGAAGTAATTGCTTCCGCTTGATCGGGTTGGATCAGACAGGGCAGAGGCTTCAACAGCCATTTCTGCAAGCTCTTCATTGATCAATGCCAGTTCAGCCAGTGGTTGGATTGAACCCTTGTAGATATCGATAACAACAGGGTTATCCAGATCAGCAGTGTTCAGACCTTCAAAGCGAATCCACCGCTCAGGAGCAGAGGAAGTAATCAGAGCTTCGATCTGATCATATCCCGCATGGGTGTAGTCAACAAACACTACCTGAGTATCTGTGATTGCACCTGTGCTCAGTGCTTTGATTGAACCCGTTTCTGTGTTGAGTTCATAATCAGTGCCTTCCACATAGGTTGTGGTAGGTATAGCGTCATCACCGACAACCACCGCAGAAACTTTGATATGGGCAAGCTTCTGCCACTTATCATGGTACAGGGGAATCTGCTCATCAGTTGGGGATGCACCCACCACCGCAGCATTTGTGCCATACGCTGCAAGCGCAAGGTTTTCATCATTGATACTTTCAAGAGTCATTGCAAGGGTAACATTGACCTCCTGAACAATTTCCTTGTCGATACCTCGCGTACCAGTACAGGATTCTTTGTGTTCAAAAACTGTGGTTTCAATACTCAGCGTAAGAGCAGAGACATTGCCCACAGGTATAAACCCTTCTGGTTCACCTGTTACGGCATCTTTAGTCGCTACTAATACGGAGCCTTGACCAGAGTAATATTGGTTACTTATACATGAATTAGTCATTTCAAACCTCTATATTAAGAAATAATCCCGCGCTTCCTTAACTTGTCCACCGTAGCGGGATTGTCAAGAATGATTGGATCACCAGAATGGTACTTAACACCCGCATGTTCATGCGAGTCCACAACAATAGTGTAGACGTTACTGGAACTATCCTCAGTAACCGCTTCACTCTTACCAGAGTTCCGTAGACTTGCTCTCTTTTTTCTAGCCATAAAAACCTCAATAAGTCGAAATGAGCATATAACTACCTAACACCAGATTCAACGAATTATTTGGTAGGTAGTAGACCACCTTTGACGATAGATTAATTTATCATCAACTCCGAAATTGGGAAGCTCACTCTCTAATTTCCAATCCCTGTTAGTGATTGAAGTGTTACAAGCAATCCCTTTCCTCAAAGACTGCAAGAGAGTGGTAACAGCAGTCACAGTAGTATTCTTGTTTGCTGTGCTGCCTTTGATCTGGGTAAGGGATTCTGCCCTACCGATTAAGTACACATGAAAATAGACAGTATGCTTAGCCCCTGTTTGGAGCATCCCCGCATAATGGTAGATAACAGCAGGGAGAGAAAATCTTTGTTGGTTGGTGCTCAGTTGCACAGGGTCATAAACGTAGAGGGATTTTCCCTCAAGCTCAGGGATAGTATCAATCAGAGTCTCAATGTCCTCTGCCAAAGCACCAATAGCATCATCAGATTTGTCAACCATTACAAACTTCTCAATGCCAGTGCAATACGTGCTTCAATAATCTTATCCACCTCATCCTCATCCTCAGCATTGAATGCCATGAACTCTCTCTTCACTTGCCCATTCTGCCCAAAGTTATGATCAGGGGCATAGGAAACATCTGTGAATATAGTTCTGAATCCCGGTCCACCTCTGCCCAGCATGATGCTGTTCCAAAGATCACCACTAGCAAACAAGGTTCCCCCACCTACACCTTTTGCTTTCCTGTTTGCTGCTGCTCCTGACTCAGGCCAAATGGAACCATCGGGAGCAGTCTCAGCCAAGAACCTAGTTTTTATTTGATTCAGTAAGAAGGCTCCAGCTACATCAAGAATTTCTTCAACATTAATTGCTTGATCTACTAGGTCCAATTCTTTAATCAGCTTGTTCAGCCCAACTGCACCAATGCTAACTCCAGCAGCCATTACTGCATTGATTCAATGTTGAGTTGCACTAGTCTTACCTTGTCATCAATCAGATAGGCAAGATTCCCAGAGTAATCTTTTGCTTTCACATCAATGGCAGGATTGGTTAATTGGTAAATTTCCCGCGCCTTGATTAAGCAAGCTTCAGTTAACCAATCAGGAACATCCTTATAAACCTTCCCTTCATCTGTGGTCTTTTTCAAGAGACCATGATCGTAGGTGATTCTAAAAAGATATTGGAAATAATCAGAGGGGATTCTTCTACGGTAGACAGAAATGAAACTGTCTTGAAATCCGTAAGTGTCAAACTTAACAAGCCCAGCTTCAGCATCTACGGTAATAAACTGGGCATCCAGATCAGCAGCATTATCAAGCTCATCAGGGGAGAGACCATAACGCAAAGCAACAGGGGTGGTGGATTCATCAATGAAACCATTGTTCACCCTAAAGCTCATGAATCGATTGTTGGCTATTCTTTTTGATTGATCCCGATTGATAAAGAATTCTTCTACCACTCCGGTAGCGGCATCCCAACTTCCAAATCTCAGGATGGTGCGGAGTTGTATGGTGGCACTGACTAAGCACTCGTAAAGCAGGGGACGAATCTCACCAACATCAAGTGCATTGGTGCGGCTCAATAAGTCATCTACTGAAGCGAGTGCTATTTTTGCCATGTGACTAAACCATTTCCACGTTATCTTCTTCTTCAGGCTCAGTAGAAACGATCTTCCTCAGTTTTGCTGGAGCCTTTTTAACCACTTTTTGTTTTTTGGTAACCTTGGGTTTGACTACCTTTGCCTTTGCCTTGACCGGGGGAGGGGCAACTTCCTCTGCATCTTCCTCCATCAACTCAACCACCGTATCACTTTCTTTCAGTTGGTCCTCAAGGATAATCCTGAACACAGGCATATCATTAACCAAGTGCTGAAGTAATTGGGTGGCGTAACTTTCAGCAACACGATATACCCGCTCACTGCGATATAAAAAACCATCGCATGTGAACCGCTTAACAAATGTAAGTCGAACTAACATTATGACCTCTCTCAGTCTCGTTTATAAAGTAAGCCCCCTGTTACAGGGACTCACCATACTACCAGAACTGATTAAGAAGTAATAATTACGTCAATCACATCTGTATCTGCGAAATCAACAGCACCAGTGTTGTCAATGGTAACCAGACCATTAGCAACCACAATAGCACCATCCCACGCAACCAATACCCCTGCTGCTGTTCGGACTACAGCAATAGCCCCCAGAGGAGCAAGCATGTCAGAACCAAAAGAGATGGTTCCCGCTGAAACATCAGCAGCATCAGCTACGTGATGAAAAGAATGTACCTTACCCATTTCCATAACAGTCTCCTAATTTCGAAAGGGGATTAAAAAAACAGAAATGATATGGGGGGAAGTTAATCCCCCCGCATCAATCACCCTTACAGGATGCCTGTGTACTTCACAACTGCTTCTTCTTCTTCAAACTTGAAGTCGATACGAGCAGTGAGCACGATAACAAACACACGCTCAGTTATGATCTTGTCAACTTCCATTGACATTTGACGCTGGATGCCAAAGATCATATTTTGCGGGTTAGTGAACAGCCCTTGAGCCGCTGGCATTTGAGCAGCACCTTCAACACGAGTACCCAAAGCCCACAGGTTGTTGGTAGTCTGCTCATTGATCAGATCACCACCAGAGGTCTCACGGTTTGCACGAGTGTCTTGATACTCAGTGAAGTTATCCATTGAGACAAAGTGCTTGAGGGATTGCAGCAATTGCTTGTACTGATCAGGAAGGGTTTTGATACCGTTCTTGAATACAGTCCGAGAAATCGGAGCACCCGCAGCAACAACATTCGAAACGGCACTTACAAGAAACCCATCCAGCAGTTTCAAGTAGTCATCAGCACCACCACCGATATCACCCAGAAGAGCAAGCTCTTCCAAATCGATTGCCGCACGTTCTGCAATCAGGGTCATGATGGTATCCTTGAACCCACCAGACACAGGCTCTGTGCTTGGTCCATTCGGGTTGTTGGCATTGATGTTACCCTGCTCAATGTTGTCCTCAATAACGTCATAAGGCAAACGAACTTCAGCAATGACTTCCTTGGTAGAAAGTACAACTTGCTCAGTCGTAGGCTTAGAGCGTCGATTGGTTGGCGAGGTATCGGGATCAAGAGCAACACCACTGGTAGCTGGCATCAAAATACGTTGCCCGAAACCAATCTTGTTGATGTTCCGCTGAGGAGAACTCATTACCACAGTACGCATTTGGTTCAGCATAGTAGGGGCAATACGAAGTTTGCGGATAAACGTAGCGGCTTGCTCAGGATTCAGAAGACCACCCGAAGCAAGGTCAGCCAAAGTAAAATCCGCTTTTTGGATAATCTTACTATTAGAAGACATATTTATTACTCCAATAATTACAAAGTTACAGTTTACAAATCAAAGACTAGGAAAATTCTACATCCCCGAAGTCCAGCACATTATCCCAATTTACCTCTTCAGAACCTTGTGCCTTTTTCGCAGCTACCGCAGTTTCATCTTCATCGGCATCTTCAGAATGGACAGTTCCAGCCAGAGCTTCATCAGTCTTTTTTACCTTGGCTTCCAGAGTATCTAACCGCTCTGAAAGTTCTTCTTTCACCGCACCTGTTGCTTCAGTAATCTGGGTAGACATACCAGCAATTGCCACAGTAATACCATCCAGAGATTTTTGCAGAGCAGTAATTGCCTCGCTTGAATCCCCAGTTTGGGTTTGGTCAGTAGCATCATCCTTTGCCACTTCTTCAGTTCCGCTATCTTCAGCTTCACCTGCATCATCTTCTGCATCACCACCTTCAGCTTCAGCATCACCACCTTCACCATCATCAGCAGCAGCTTCTTCACCTTCCTCACCATCTTCTTTCTTGGCAGGGGTTTTGACTTTCTTTCCTTTCGGCTTGGCAGGGGCAGCTTGTGGGATCAGACCTTTCTGAACTTCCAGAGCGATATCTTCAGCCTTGAAAGCATTGACAGGGATCACAGACATGACTGCCTCAATGTAGCCTTGGAAATCCTCAATGGCTTTGCTGATAGCAGCCTTGGTAACAGCAGCATCACCATCAGAAAACATAATGTTTCCAATAGTATCGCTGAGGATTTCATTTGCCATGCGGTAAGAAGGAGCAAACCCAGCTTTGCTGATGTTCTCAGAAAAGGAGTTTGAGTCAGGGAACATATCAAGACCTTTCTGCATGTTGGCAATCGCAATTGCCGCATCTTCATTGATCTTGTAAATGGCAACATCTTCCATGTCATCACTTTTGGTGAACATGAGGGTAGCAATACCACCATCACTTTCAACAACATGGTCAACTTCAAAACCACCTTCAGCAAAGGCAGTGGTGTAGGCTTCCTGATCCGCAGACTTTGCCAGAATGACAGCAACTACAGCAGGGGTTTTTTCTTTCTTCGCAAGGAAGAGGGTAGATAGGTTTAACATTTCAGAATCTCCATCAGATTTTATGATACGAAAAGGAACACGATTCGCTCCACGCTTCACCAGAGAGATAATGTTTACATCCATATCCGATAATTCACGAGCTTGGATTGTTATCCGCTTTCTGCTCATCGGGTATATACCTCTACAAAGCTGAATCTGTGGGCATGGTCTTGAGACAGTTCTGTAAGCGTACCTCGCTTGATAAGGTGAACATGATCGGCATCTTCGTCAATAGTTTTACCCCCAAGAAAGTTCCCTTCACCATCGAAGTGAACCTTGAAGATATGTTTATGACCCGCATCCAATTCAGTTTCACCCTTTACAAACTCTGGAATTTCAATCTCCAGTTCGGTAGCTGTACCTTGTCCTATACCATCTAATGAGAAACCATTGATTTCTCCACTCTTGATAAGCTCCCAAACTTCAGGGTCATAAATCTTGACACCTGCAACCCACGCATCCTCTATAAAATCGGGGTCTCCTTTACGAGCTACAAAACTTTCTACCACAGCAGCAGGGATTTCTTCTCTGCTATGGTTTACATCAATCTTTGTTACTCTGCCTTCAGCTAAAAATCCATGTGCCATTTCCCGCACAGTTTCAACTGTCATGAAATCATTATCAGAATCTGGGATGTTTGGAACATACACTTCTGCATAGACAATTTGTAACTCTTCATCCAGCTTTTTTATGTTCATAGTCGCTATAGGTCTACGGGATTACGCATACACAAGACAGAATCTCTCAGAAACTTAGTGTTTATGATTTCGCATTACGGATAATTTAGAACTACCTAACGATGTAGGCAAGGGGTTTTTGATACTAAGTGCAAACTCAGTTTTCTGTGGGTGCTTCTTCTGGGGGTATCTTTATATCGGGGAATAGTCGAGTTACCAGATCATCAATTTCTTCTTCTGGAATCTTGTTAGCAAGAGCAAAACCCTCATCTGTGGGGTCTTCATCGAATTGTGTGGAGTCAATAAAGTTCCCATTACCGTCTTTCAGGTAACCAGTGCCTTCAGAATTTCGGACTTTTGCCATATCAACACCTTATCACATCTGCTTTTCTTCGTCAATAACTAGTCCCAACCACCTTGGGTTGAGTTCCTTTTGGTACATTATTATCCCACATCCCCCACCGCACAAACCTCTCCTTGAGGGAATCAAAGATTGCCTCATTCTCTGTATTGGATAGGATGATATCTAAAGGCACGTATCTCTGAGTCTTGCCCAGTGACCTTGCAACCGCTCTGTTAGCAGCCTCATGCCTTGGGAGATACATGTAATACCCTTCCACTTCATACCCAGCTTTGGTGAATGCATCCACCCGCTTCACAGCAGACTTAGCAGATTTCAAAGTCATATCATGCACAATATTCAGATTCATCTTCTGTGCAACTCTGGTTATCTCATCGAACAGATAGGAAGATTCCTCATGTACTTCAAAGGCATTCCAGCCCTTGTACTCTGGGAGCAATCCCTTAATGGCATCACTGTCCAGCACCAAGAAATCATCCCCATCAATTGGACCTTTCGCACTGGATAGCCACGATTTACCAGAGCCACCCCTACCACCAAAGAGCACATACTTCTTCCGCTCCCCGCTCTTGACAGTAGCCCTGTGTACTCCATTCTTCCCAATGTTCTTACCTGTTAATTTCCCGGTCTCCTCACTGAATCCACGTATAACTTTATCAATAACCTCCTCATGCACCTTTGCTCTTTCCGCAGTCCATTTCCCAGTATCCTTATTAAAGAATCTATCCTTGGTGGGAATCACATCCTCTAACCGCTTTTCAAAAGCCCTGATAGCAGCAGCATCCTCAGCAGCCAAGGAAGCAATTATTCCCTCTTCTGTTACCGCTATATCCCCTGCTGCATAATAATCTGCTGCACTGGTAAAGGGTTTATCTGGTATCTGCCTCAGAGGTTGCAAGTCATCCAATGCTGTTGGAGTTCTGGGAGCTTCAGGAATCCTCTGCAACAA